GGTGGCGCTGCTACAGGTCACTGAGAGGCGTTCTCAGTTGTTATCAGACCGGGGTGAGGTCGTAACGGAGGTCGATGAGGTCAACACCTTCACCACCGTTGAGATCGACAGCGATCTCGACAGCAACACCGGACAACGAATCCAGATCGGAGGGGGAGATCGAAACGTAGACAACACCATCACCTTCAACAACGTCGAAGGTCCCAGGCCAAGTGCTCGTCAGTTCGGCGGTCTCGGTGGAACCATCACGGTAGATGGTCACGCCGTAGCCGGGGGCGAAGTCGGTGTCACCAGCCGTGCGGAAGCCGACGCGGAACGTCGAGGTATCCGTGGTGGTCTTGAACTTATAACCGAAGCGAAGAACAGGATCAGCGTTGACGGTGAAGCCAGTAGCGCCGTCCGAGTCGTCGCAGATCGTAAGTGCGGCATCGGAATCGAACGTGGCCGTCCGGTTCGTCAGGAGCGCAGCCGAGAGGGCCGCGTTAGAGAGGAGGGTACTCATAAATCAGTAGGGGTAAGGCCGCAGCATCATGCGGCGGGAGGTGCTTGGCGCAGCCTTCGGGCCACACCAGTGCTTGCTGGAACACTGATCCCGCCGAGAAGTCCGGCGAGCAGCAGGTCGATAAGGGGGTTGCCAGTCAGGGGGCTGCTCTTGGCAACCGCCGTCATGGCTGCGGTACGATCCTTGACCGTATCCACAATGTCCTTGGCCGAAGCCTTGGAGTCAGAGAGCAGGAGGTCGATAGCCTTCTGGGCCTCGTCCTGGACCGTGGCAAGTGCCGCGTCCCGCTCGGCTACAGAGCGAGACTCGTCTTCGAGGATCTCAAGGATCTCCTCTTGACGGTCTGCCTCGACCTGTTGGAAGCGGACAAGAGCCTCACGCTGAACACCAGCGAGAGCCTCGATGTCACCCGGCATTACGCAGGAGACGGAGAAGAGCCCAATGAAGGACAGGAGGGTGGTACGGATCATCGCTGGTCGGGGTTGATAAGGCCCATTTCCATGGACCGCTGGAGCTTCTGCATAACCGACTGGCGGTATGTGGGATCGTTCATGCGCCGGTTATCTCGGATCGCATCTTGGAAGTCCCCATCATTCTCGAAGTACCCGCTGGAGTTCACCAGTCCGCTGTCAGCGGAGACGGTGGTGTTAGCGGCACCCGACTGAGCAATGAGGGACCGGAGGGCCATCGTGGAAACGTCCGGGTCAGTGTTCTGGAGCTGTGCGTTGACAGCAGCCTTCTGCCCTTCGTTCAGGTTAGCCGCTGCCCACTCCAGAGCCTTCATGGCAACGTCCTGACCGCCGACAGAGTTGACCACCTGCTGGGTGCGGAGGGTAGCCTTAGCCACCTCAGCCTCCAGGAGACGGTCAGCTACAGCCCGGCTGTGTCCGTTAGCCTCGAACTCAGCGTACAGTTCATCAGTGAACTGCCCGCCGTTCGCAACTACCGAGTCCATGATCCGCCCGTAGTCCTGCTCGAAGAACTCGTCGACGGTTTTGCTAGGCGTCTCCTTGACCGACAGGTCGAGGTCGACAGGCTCGCTTGCTTCCGCTTGCGTTTCTGCCGGGGCGTCAGCAATGACAGGTTGTTCCGGTACTTGCGCTTCCGGCGAGGGCTGGGCTTCTTCAGAAGATTCAATAGTGACAGAGTCGCGGTTATCCATGTGTATTAGGTGCGGTCGCAGATGTGTGTAGGCTCAGTAGCCGTGTGGATACTGAGTCCCTTGTCTACAAAGTTAGTGTACCAGGAATCAGCCAACTCGAAGCCGAGGCGGGCCGCTCCAGTGGCAGTGAGGTGAAGGTCATTCGTCCCGATATGCCTGTTGGGGTTGTTCTGCCCGTACAGGGTGAACGCCTTGCGGTAGGGATCCCCATCGAACGCAGCCTCGATGGAGTTTGCACCACGCTGGTGGTACTTACTGGAGCCTGTGGCCTCAGAACCGTTAGCACCAGTCTCCACGTTGATCGGGTTCATGCACATGAACGGGATGTTAGCCGTGCTACATGCAGTCTCAAGAGCGTCAGCAATAGCGGTCACACTCGCACCCAGGTTATCGCACGGCTTGTTCACGTTGTCGAACGTACCAGCAAACGGACCACCAGTCAGCGAATCGTTGTAGCTGTTCTGGCAGTCCACTGAACCACCGAGGAAGATGACGCCAGCGATCCAGGCGTTCTTCGACTCCGTGGTCTCAACAGCCGCGATGGCGGGCTTGAGGTAGGTGTCGTGGAACCACTCGTAGGCGCTCGCGTAGTCGGTGTTCACCGCAGGGTCGGTGTAGTCAGGGCTCCACGAGAGGCGACGGAAGGCTGCGGCAGCCTTACCAGCAGCCGCACCGTTCACACCCGTGTGGATGTACCGGGGGTAGACCACTCCACCATCGGCGTCCTTGAAGACTTGGTTGAACACGAAGAACTTCCCGAACGTCCAGAGCAGGTTGTTGTCCTGGAGGAACAGGGAAGGGGTGTGGACATCGAAGGGGAGGTCTGAGACACCACCGGTGTGGGGAGGCACTGCCGCAGTACGGGATCCGCCGCTCCAGGAGTTCGCACCCGACCAACCAGCCGCCGCGTAGCCGTCGCTTGAACCGCTCTGGGCCAGAGCAGCACGGGGCTTGCAGTCGTCGACGGCGAACTTACCGTCAGTACCTGTGCCGGTGTATGTACGACCAGGGACATAGCCCCATGATGCCGACTGCTCCCAGTAGTCTTCCCAACTGGCACCGGCACCCGGCTCAGTCGTAGCCCCGGAGGTGTGGGCGACCTTGCAGACGTACTGGTTGTCTTCACCAGTGGCGGGGGTGTCGTCAGCCACGGCATCACCAACAGCGTAAGCCGTCGAGGTGAGCCACGCGGGCTTCTCCAGGAGGAAGAAGTTCTGATCCCACACCTGGAAGGCGATGGAACCGTTGCTACTGTCCGAGATGTAACCCGGCGTCAGGCGGCGCTCGAAGTTCTTACACCCGTAGGTATAGTCAGGATCCACGCGGCGGTCGGCCCCGACTTGGTTACCCACCGTACCCAGTGAGAAGGAGTCACCGATGAGGATGAAGATCGGCACATTGTCGTCACTCGTCGAGAACGCAATGGAGCCGTCAGATGCGGAAGTGAGGGGGAGATCAGCCATATTACTGGGGAGGTTGCTGCTGTTGCGACATTGCGTTTACAGCATTGGGCGCGGCCTTCTCAGCGAGGGCCATCATCTGGGCTTGCTGCTGCTCCTGTTGGAGTTGTTCAGCAGACTTGAGGAGTTCATCGGCGTTGAGACCGACAGAGGTAAAGATTTGGGTGAGGGCGGCGCGGTCGTCGATGGCACGGACTGCGACCTCCGGGCCGAGCACTTGCTGGGCGATGGCCCCAGCTTGCATGAGCTTCTGGGCCAGTTGCCCCCGCGTGATGGCATCGAGGCCAGTGGTCACGACAGGGGTGATCTCTTTGGGGAGCTTCGGGATGTTCGGTCGACGAAGCACCTCGGCAAGGATGAAGTCCACGATGGGCTTCTGGACGTTAGCCGCCAGACCGGAGTACACACCACCGAGTCCGTCCTCCAGTTGCTGGATGACCTGCCTCACCTCCTCAGCCGTGACCCTCTCAGCCTGACGCTGGAAGGTGATGAGGAAGGAGAGCATGAGGCGCTGCTCGATGGCACCAGCACGGCGCTCTGCCACGCTGAAGTCCACCTGCTTGTCCAGCTTGAAGGCTGCGACATCCTCAGGGTTGCCCTGCTTGACCGCTCCGTTGGGCGCTGTCGCCACCGTGCGGGGAGTGATGGCAGCACCAGGGCGCACGAGGATGAGGCTCTTAGCGGCGATCAGAGCGGCCTCAGTCATGGACCGGGACAGCATCTCCAGGGCCAGCAGGTCCCCGTCGTACTCCTCCACGTAGGAGGCCCCGTAGTTCTCACCACTGATGGGCGTGAACCGCATGGGGATGATGGGGAGTCGGTCCTCCTTGTAGACACGGGGGGCTGAGAGCTTCACCCCGTCGATCTCTTGCCAGAACTCGAAGGACCCACTGGGTGTACGGACAGCCCCGGTGTAGAGGGATACGGACTTCTTGGTCGAGGCCCCTCTGATCTCATCCTTGTCCTGTGCGTCGGAGAGGTTGAAGCCCTCAGGCATCAGCTCTGCCGCACGCTGCCTGTCGATCATCTGGTGTGCGACAGCGTGGACGAGGTTACCCTCAGGGTCCCGCTTGACCACGAACTTGCGGATGTCCAGGAACTGGATACCGTTGTCGGTCTTCAGGATGCAGCCGTTGCCCGTGATGAGCAGGTGCCGCATAGCCTCCGACATCACAGGACGCCAGCCGCCAGTCTCGAACTCGATCCTCGCGGTCTCCTCGATCAGCCCCAGGTTCTTGTCAATCGAAGCCTGGACCTCCTGCATCGTCTCAGTCTCCGAGCCCGGACTCTGAGAGGCCAGCTCTCGCTTGACGAAGGGATCAACGGCAAGGCGGAAGAACGGAAGCTGGGTCGGGAAGAGGGTGAGGAGGAGCTTCGCAGACAGGTTGTTGACACCTCGTGCTCCGATGCTCTGGTAGTTCTGCGGTAGTTGGTCACGGCCCTGATCCTCCCTGGGAAGCACAGACGGGATGGTAAGTGTCGCACTACGATACGCCCGCTCCAGGAAGTGCGTCCGGTCGTGCTGCGATCCATGCTTATAGAGGGAGTTCAGGGTTTCCATCAGACTCTAAGAGAGGGAATTTGTAGGCGGAACTTTGACAATGTAGAGGCACCCGCTGCCTCTTCGACAGCGGGTGACTTACGGGGTGCCTTAGCGACCTTAGGAACACTAGCTACCGGGGCGGCTGCGGGCGCTGGCGTCGGCGGCGGGGGAGCTTCGATCTTCGGTGCTGAACACATCTCTGGAATCCGGGTCGTAGGTTGGGACATCCAACCCGGCATTCTCTGCAATCCAGCGGATCACCTGTTCTCGTCCCTCACGTAGGGCCAGATTCCACATGAATTCGTGGGCCGCTCCGTTCGGATATACATCACCGGGTGGTGTGTAAGGGTAGTGTTGGCGTAGTTGTTTCAATAAACCGCCTATCAGATGTTCCCCCATACTACACCGCCACCCCTTCAAGTAGCCAAGGACGGGGGGCATCGTCAGGGTGCAGGAGGTGGGCCATCGTGGCGTTGGTCATGGCATCCACCTCGTCCAGATCCCTACCCTCGAACTCTCGGACAACGGCGTACCAGAGGTTCTCGACCTCGTGGGCGTACACACTCCCCTCGATCTCCAGCCTCTCGTTCAGCCACTTGGCTGCGGTCTTGTCCCCGAAGCGGGGGCACCCCTTGTACCCGTCGACCGGGTCACCAGCCAGCGTCTGCTTCAGGTGGTGCCAGCGGGCCTGCTCCTTCGTGTTGCAGATCAGCTCCTTGGGGAGCATATCCACGGACAGATGGAGGAACGGGGCGGGCACCGAGAGGAAGTCTTTGTCGACACTCACGATCACACCCTTACCAGCGCAGGCATCCATAGCGAGGAGGTCATCCGCCTCCAGCCTGTCAGACATCTGAGCCCCCAGGTCGAGGACGTACTCCTTGAGGCGGGCGAACGCCAAGGGCTTGCGGTCCTTGCGGTTGCCCTTGTAGTCCTTCCAGACATCCTTGCGCCAGTTGTGGGAG